AGTAGAGCTTTGCCCGTTCGGGCTGTTGCCCTACAAATGTATTTAGCATCGATGGATTGGATAAATAACATAGTAGATAGGATTTATGATATGAAAGACGTTTTAGATATTGTAAAAAATATAGAATCAATATATGAATCAGATACATCGTTTAATGTTTTGAAAGACTTTGAAAGAGTCATTGACGAACTAGATTTGTATGTATATGAGAACTGGTCAGAGGGTGAATTAGCTATGGGACCAGACATTGATCGGCATTGGGTTACTTGCCAGTTTATGTGGCCAAGAGAAAAAATGCCAGATCCAATGGGAGCAAAGCGTCTGTTAGATTATGACTGTAAAGTACGTATGGGGAAAGATAATATTCTAGTACCTCGTAAAATACGCAAAGAAGAAGATATTCGTCCAGGTACAAAAAAAGGTAAACTTGACCGTAAGCCAATTTGGGTAGTTGAAATTAAAATGCCTACATCATTAATTGGTGAAGTTTATGGCGGGTATAATCAAATAAATCCTAAGCCAGCAGATTCTGCTCCACAAGAAGCAGATGTTCAAGCTAATGCAGATGCAGCAACAGATACGCCAGCACCTGAAGGAGCAGTGTAATGGGTCTACAAAAAGATGACTTGATACACCTTGTAGATGATGTTTTTGAAGTGGACAGTTTTTCTTCTAAAATGGGAGAAGATAAGGATATTGTTACTGTAAGTTTTAGTGTTCATGAAAGAGAAGCAGCTAAAGATCTAATGAACTTTTGTGAAAAAGGCTATCCTTTTGTGTTAGACGCAGATGTAAGCACAGGCGAACAATCGGACGGCACATACAAAGTCTTTATTGAAATAGAAAGAAATAGAGATGTTCCAGAACAAATTGCAGAAATGGTATATGGTATCCAAGACCTTGCTGGACTAGAAAAATTAAGATTTAGATATTATAAGAGCTTTAAAAGCGAAGAAGCAACATTAGAAAATTTAGGCGTTATTCCATTAGATAACGACACTTATGAAAAAGCAATACAAGAATCAAAAGTTAATAATTACACTAAGTTTTTTGATCAAAGTATGTTAGAGTCAGTACATATGAAAGCAAACAAAATAGTTGTAAAAAAAGCATATGCTGAGCCTCTAGTTTTTGAATTTATTAAATTTGTGAATAGTAATAAATTATTTATGACAGAAGCATTTAACATAGATGCTTATCCTGAAATACTCTTTTTAACTAAGTATATCGGCGACTACAATATAAGTAAGTATGGAGACGAATTAGTCTTCGAAAATCAGGGCAAAGCCCTTGTAGTCAAAAGGACATAGTATGGCAAAAGAACATTTTAAGTTTGACTTCGAGCCGTGGATGGCAGAGGAGTTAATCCATAGAGATGATTGGGAGGATTGGTATGAAGCAATGTGCGAAATCCTTCCTCTATGGGAAGTAGATACAATCGAACGTGTAGCAATGTTTGTTGCACAATGTGGACATGAAAGCGGTGGCTTTAGAGTATTAAGTGAAAACTTAAACTATAGTGCAAAAGCTCTTAACACTATATTCCCTAAATACTTTAAAAGAGCAGGAAGGGATGCAAATGAGTATCACAGACAGCCTGAAAAAATTGCAAACGTTATTTACGCAAATAGAATGGACAACGGTGACACCGATTCCGGTGACGGCTGGATGTTTAGAGGCGGAGGTATTCTTCAGCTTACCGGACGTTACAACTACACAAAGTTCGGCAAAGAAGTAGATATGTCACCTGAAGAAGCAGTAGACTATGTACGTACCAAAAAAGGTGCGCTCGACTCAGCGTGTTGGTTCTGGGACACAAATGGCATTAATAGGTACTGTGATGATATGGATGTTGTAGGTGCAACAAAGCGTATTAACGGTGGCACTATTGGTTTAGACGATCGTAAGAAACACTATCTTCATGCAATGGATGTATTAGGCGGCGATTACGAAGAACCTGAAGAGCAAGAACTTAACTTAAATCAAACTATACGTAAAGGCAGCAGAGGGCCATTAGTTGCAGAGGTACAAGAAAAACTTGATATTTCTCCAGCAGACGGTATCTTTGGTCCAGGCACAGAGCGCATTGTAAAAGAATGGCAAAGTGCAAATGGACTTGTTGCTGACGGCATAGTAGGACCCAAGACATTGGGAAAATTACTAGGGTAGGTGGTATGGGTGCCAAATTAGCAATCGTATTTTTCTTTTTAATGGCAGGCATGGCAGCTGCTGGTGCGTGGTATTATAATGACACACAAGAGCGTATTGCAATTCTGCAGGAAAATAATGCTAAGTTAGAGACAGCCGTACAAACCAATGAACAAGCTCTTGTAGCACAACAGGCTGCATTTCAAAGTATGCAAATAGAAAATGCAAGATTACAAACTGAATGGAAAGCAATAAGTGATCGTAATAGAGCTTTAGAAGATAGACTGTCGCGACATGATATAGGAGCCGCGGCAGTTGCTAAACCAGGGCTTACTGAAAAAGTATTAAACGGTGCAACTTCAAATGTGCAGCGTTGTTTAGAAATAATGAGTGGGGCGGAACTGACAGATAAAGAAAAGTCAGCAACAAAGCCAAGTGAAATTAATCCTGAATGTTGGAGAACAGCAAATCCTAACTTTGATCCTAACATTCAAAGCGATGCTTGGAAAAGGAAGAATTTATGAAACTCATAACAATTTTAGTTGCGACACTATTATTAGTAGGATGCACATCAACTCCGAGACAAATAGAAATAAGTGCCAAGCCAATTGATAAGCCAGCACTAGTTTTACCTCCTGTAGAACAACTACGTCTAAAGGACGTAGAATGGATTGTAATTAACAAAGAAAATGCTGAAGAAGTTTTTGCCAAATTAATTAAGGACAAAAAAGACCCTGCTTTAATTGCATTGACAGATGACGGTTATGAAAAACTATCGTTAAACATGAGTGATATAATGGTGTTATTACAACAGCAAAAAGAAATAATTGCTGCCTATCAAAACTACTACGAACAATCCGAAAAAGCATTAGAAGATGCCAATCAACAAATTGAAAATGCACAAGTAGAAGTTGAAGCAGAAAATAGCAGACCTGCAGAATCTACATTAGATAAGCTAAACCCATTTAAATAAATATCTGTATGCTTAGGAAATTTCTTCCGGCCATCCTTGTGGCACTATCTGCTTGTCAGACAATAAATGCCTCGCCTCTTGATAGAGCAAAAGGTTTTATAGGATTGACTGAAACAAAAGACAGACAAGAAATAAAACAACTTGTAGGTGTAGATCCAGTGCGTACTGAATGGTGTGCAGCATTTGTTAATGCAATGTTGAATAATGCAGGAATTCCTGGTAGTGAAAGTGTATCGGAATATCCTTTAATGGCGAGAAGTTTTTTAGATTGGGGCGAAGAAGTACATTATACAAAAATACAGTACGGAGACATAGTAGTATTTCCAAGAGGAAATGAAGGATGGAAAGGGCACGTAGGGTTTTATGTAGGCACGTACCCACCTTCGGGCGAATGGATAATACTAGGTGGCAATCAAAATAACCAAGTAAAATACAGTTTATATTATCCCGGTCGTGCGATAAGTATTAGGCGTCATATAGAATAAATACAACATAGTAGGAGGGTACTATGTGGGAAATGATTGAACGTATGGCAAGCGATAGACTGTGGATTTACACAGCACTTGCAGGTTCACTGTTTGGTGCGGCATTTTTGTTTTGGTTTAAAGACACAAGAATGGCAACATGGGCAGTAAGTAAATTTGATGCAACATTAGAATATCTAGCAATACGTTGGGGATGGACCTGGCTACAAAACGATCCAAATGCTTGGCGTGTAAAGTATCCTAAAATAACATCAAAAATAGATGAAATAGAAAAACGTTTAGAGAAATTGGAGGGCAAAAATGCCAAGAAGAAAACTTGAAGACTTAGATGTTCCAGCAGAAAAGCATGACGCAGAAGTAGTAGTTCCAGCAAGTTCAGAAGGTGCTACTAAAAAAGTGAAGCTAGATTTAGAAGTAGATACAAGTGTTAAAGACCTAGGACCTAATCCTTATGCAAAAATAATACATTTAGCTAAAGCAGTAGATGCTTGGAGAATTTTCCCTCGTATTTTTATTACTGTTTACATAATATTACTTTACAAATGTGTTATTTGGTATATGGACTTACCAGACCCGACTATGGAGCAATCAGGACTAATAAGTGTAGTAGTCGGTGCAGGTGCTGCTTGGTTCGGACTATACGCCGGAACTAGCAAGAAAGGCTAATATAACACGCTAAGTACAGTATGGACCATTATAGTGTACTTGGCGTAAATAGAACAGCCTCTGACAAAGAAATAAAACAAGCATATAGAAAACTTGCTATGGAGCATCATCCTGATCGTACAGGTGGTGACGATACCAAATTTAAACAAATAAACGAAGCATACGATGTTTTAAAAGATCCACAAAAAAAAGCAGCGTATGATAATCCACAAGCACAGTTCAATTCAAATGCCTTTAGTGATAATTTTGGAAATTTTAATGATATATTTTCCAATATGTTCGGAGGAGGATTTCAACAAAGACACGGACCAAGAAACAAGGATATTTCTATACCAGTAAAACTTAGTCTAGAAGAAGTATTCAGTGGAAAAAATTTAAGACTAAGATATAAAACAACAAGAGGTATAGAAGAGGCTGAGGTTACTATTCCCCCTTACATCCAAAACGGTCAAACTGTTCAGTTTAGAGGATTAGGAGATAACGCAGTATCTGATTTTCCTAGAGGCAATTTAAATGTCCTAGTAAATTACATAAGACATCATTATTGGAACATTGATGGTCCCCATTTAAAAGCTAAAGAAACAATTCCATTAATTAGTTTATTAAAAGGCACACACATATTTGTAAAATCGTTAGAAGGCAGTGATATAAAAGTTAATATTCCAAGAGGCACAAAACCTGGAACCACATTAAGTATAACAGGACACGGGTTACCACTTAACAATAGACAACGTGGAAATGCGTATATTAAAATAGACACTGTGATGCCAAAGTTAACCGAAATGCAATTACTACAATTAGAAAACATTTTTGGTTACCAGTCCAATTGACATTACAACAATTTTATGTTAAAGTAAATACAATAATAAAACAGGAGCATTTATTTTGGTAGAGCCAAGTAACGAACTACAAGCAGTATTTGATAAAGCAATTAAAGACGCACAAAAATTGAGACACGAATATGTAACAGTAGAACATCTATTGTTCAGTATGCTTTGCGAAAAGAATTTTGCACAACTTTTAATAGGGTTCGGTGCAGAAGTAGATTTTATCAAATCTAGTTTAGAACATCATCTTAAGAATGCAGAAGAAATTAAAATTATCGAAGATGGTGAGCCAAAGAAATTCAAACCTAAAAAAACACAAACTGTAGAACGTATCTTAAATCGTGCGTTTACACAAGTTTTATTCAACGGTCGTAATACTATTCAGCTTCAGGATGTTATGAGTAGTATACTTGCAGAAAAGAAAACACCTGCTTGCTACTACTTAAATAAAGGCGGAGTTGATAAAGAAGCATTTAACGAATATGTAAGTAATGAAGTTGCAGAAGAAGCAGAAGATTCAGAAACTAATAGCCAAGCACAAAAGGCTCTACGTGCATTTACTACTGATCTAAATGCTCAAGTTAAAAAAGGAAAAATTGATCCAGTAATCGGACGTTCTGAAGAACTAGACAGTATTGCACTTGCTCTAGGACGCAGAAATAAGAATAACGTCTTACTTGTAGGTGACCCTGGAGTTGGTAAAACTGCTATTGCAGAAGGCTTATCATGGAATATTGTAAATGGCAATGTTCCGCCTTTCTTAGCAGAATATGAAGTATATAATTTAGACATCGGCGCAATGCTTGCAGGCTCCAAGTACCGAGGTGATTTTGAGGAGCGGTTTAAATTAGTGCTTCATGCACTTACAAAGAAAGACAAAGCCATCATGTTTGTAGATGAAGCTCACATGATGAACGGTGCAGGTGCTGGCGGAGGTAATAGCTCAAACGATTTAGCAAATATGCTGAAGCCAGCTCTCACTAAAGGCAATCTTAAAGTTGTTGCATCAACAACTTGGGAAGAATACAGAAAATACTTTGAATCAGATAGAGCATTAATGCGTAGATTCCAAAGAGTTACAGTTGAAGAGCCTAGTGAATCCGTAACTAAAGATATTCTAAACGGCATCAAACAATACTACGAAGAATATCATAATGCAACAATTACCGAAGAAGCTATTGATGCTAGTATTAAACTTAGTGTAAAATATCAGCCAGACAAAAAACTTCCTGACAAAGCAATTGATCTAATTGATGCTGCTTGTTCTAGATTTAATTTGATCGAGTTTGAAGGTGACAAAATTGTAAGCGAAAAGAACATTCAATTTGAGCTTGCAAAGTATGTTAAATTGCCACCTGAACAGGTTGCTGAAAAAGAAACAGAAAATCTTGCTAATTTAGAAAAGAATATGAAGTCTGTTGTTTATGGACAAGATGAAGCTATCGAAAATATTGTTGACAAAATCCTTGTTGCCCAAGCAGGGCTAAAAGCACCAACAAGCCCGATTGGTTCATTTGTGTTTATGGGGCCAACAGGTACTGGTAAAACAGAAACTGCAAAACAACTTGCTTCACATTTAGGAGTAGAGCTTGTAAGATTTGATATGAGTGAATATCAAGAAAAACACTCTGTCGCAAAACTTATTGGTTCGCCTCCAGGCTATGTTGGGCATGAAGAAACTAGTGGATTATTAATTGAAAAACTACAAGAAAATCCTAACTGTGTGTTATTGCTAGACGAAATTGAAAAAGCTCACCCAGACGTGTCTCAGATCCTTTTGCAGATTATGGACAACGGAAAAGTAACAAGCTCAAATGGCAAGGAAGCAGATGCTAGAAATAGTGTTCTTATATTAACAACTAATTTAGGTGCTAAGGAAGCTGAAAAGAATACTATCGGGTTTGGCAATGATAATGATAACGAGTATGATGATAAAGAACTTAAGAACTTTTTTGCTCCTGAGTTCCGTAACAGATTAGATGCTACAATTACATTTGCAAAACTTGGTAAAGAAACAATGATGAAAATTGTTGGCAAGTTCTTGTTAGAATTAAAAACAATGGTCAAAGATAAAAATGTTAAAATTACCATTTCCGATGATGCATTAGACTACCTTGTAGAAAAAGGCTTTGATCCTAAAATGGGAGCAAGACCTTTACAACGTGTTATTGACAAGGAAATTAAACGTCCTCTATCAAGAGAATTACTTTTTGGAAATCTTAAAGATGGGGGTGTAGTAGAAATTGTGCATGATGCAGATGAAAATACTATATCTTTAAGAACCGGAGAGATTTTAGTTGAAGAAGTTTAATTCACCTAAAAAATATTATGAGAAATATTGGTATAAACTAGAATTTTTTAATAGCATAGCGCATATTTTTAGAGATAAAAATTTTGCCTATGCTAGATCTATGCTAGAAAGTATTCAACACGAATATGATAAGGGAACTGAACTTATACTGCGAAAAGCATATATAGAAATTCCAGTAAGTATGGAAGACTTTTTGGATGCAAAATACCTTTTACAAAAACTAAGCCAAACTAAAACAGATTACATGATTAGAATAGAAATGGGATCTATTAGTTTATATGCCAATAGTCCTAAGTTTTTATTTGGCATATCTGACAAACTTTATAAAGAATGCAAATACTACAGCCCAAGTGATAATTTAAAAGACCTAATAAACGAAATCCCAAGAGTAGCTATATTAAAAAGACCTACTGATTTTAAGTATAGAGTTACTTTAAAAAACAGAGTAAGTACAGATTTTGCAGCATGGATTGATGCAAATAGGGATAAAATTAAAATAGGTACTCGTGCATATGAATATATTAAAACATCAGGGTTTTGTCATGGTTACTATTTTTATGTAAAAAGTCCAAAAGTACTATCTTTATTAAATATTTTCATAGGTAACAATATCCGTAAAATTGAAGAAGTAGTTGTTGACCCTACTATTGATAAATAGTAGTATGCCGAGTAATAGTATAGATATTTTAACACAGAACACACATCCAGATGATAGCACTGTTACGACAGTAACTGGTGACCAATATCGCGGGGATGGGTATTACGGCCGCTCAGACGGTCTACACACCATGCAAGCAAATCTTAACGGATTTGTAGGCAAGATTGAGATTCAAGCAACACTAGCTGTTAACCCTACAGCAGATGACTGGTTTACTGTAGAGCTAGGTACTGGTGGATTATCTGTAGATACCACAGGACTTATTTCAGAAGAAAACATAACTTTTATAGAATACACTGATGCAACTACAAATACTAAAACATACAACTTTACCGGCAATTATGTATGGATTAGAGCTTATGTATCTAATTGGACTACAGGTACAGTAAATTATATCAAGTTAAATCATTAAGGTGGGCAAATGGCAAAGCAAACAATTAACATTGGATCAGCAGAACTAGCAGGGGACGGTGAAAGCCTTCGTTCAGCGTTTGACAAAATCAATGACAACTTTGATGAATTGTATATATCAAGCGGCGGCGGTATTGCACTTACAGATCTAAGTATATCTACAAATCCTGCAGGCACAGCAGCTCTTTCGTACAATAACACTACAGGTGTATTTACATATACTCCGCCCGATTTAAGTTCATTTAGTACATTTGACGGAGACTATGATAGTTTAACAAACAAGCCAACAATACCAGCAGCAGGCATTGCCTTAGGTGATTTAAGTGTAGGTGCTGAAGATCCTGCTTCAGGCGATGGCGGTATTTCTTATGATAATACAACTGGAGTTTTTACTTATGCTCCCCCAGATCTATCACAATATCAGCCAGTAGGCAACTTGAATGCAGACATTGATGCTCATTTAAACACAAGCACTGCAACTAGTAACGAAGTATTAAGTTGGGACGGCTCAGATTATGCATGGGTTGCACAATCATCAGGTTCAAGTTTAAATAATATTCAAGACGAAACTTATGGTGTAAGTGTAACTGGCAAAATAGCTGTAACCACTATAGATATTGGTACAGGAGGCATAAATGCTCAACCTGGCGGAACATATGATTTACAAGGTACAACAATTCATTTTGGTAGTGCAACTATCGCTGGCGGAAGTGCATTTAATCCTGTAATTAATAATCATCTATGGTCAGGTAGCACAGCACCAACAGACGGATATGTTCTAAGTTGGGACGCTAGTGCTCTTTCAGGTAATGGAGATTATTCCTGGGTAGCACAATCTGCTGACACTTTACAAGATGTAACAACTAGGGGTGCAACCACTACAGACCTTATTGATTTCCAAGCTGGTATGACTGTTGGAGGCGCAGACTTACATATACTTAATCACGGCATATTAGAACAATTAGTACAGGTTAACAATCCGACAGGTGTTGTAACATATGACTGTAATGCAACAAATGTTTGGTGGAACATTCAACCAGCAGCAGATTGGACAGCAAACTTTATTAATATAAATGTACCACTAGATAGTGCAAGAAACGTAACACTAGCAATCATACAAGAGTCACAGCCTTTTATTCCTTCAGCAGTACAAATCATGGGAGCCCCACAGACTATAAGATGGCAAGGCGGAACTCCGCCAACAGGTACAGCAAATGGTGTTGACGTTGTAAGTTTTAGTATTATCGTAATTGGTGCAACTTATCATATACTCGGACAACTAGTGGACTTTTCATAATGGCTTTTGGTAGTTTTACGCATAGTTTTAGGGCCGGACGTAGACCTGCTGTAAACCTAGAAGATGCACTTTCTATTACAACTACAGGCTTAGGTGGACCGATTTCATTAGGTGTTAACAGTGGTAGTAGCACACCGGGATTACTTTATCATAGTAAAACTGAATTTTATGCAAATGAATTTTCGGGTAACTGGGCGTGGGACAAATGGGATAACCCAAGTTCTTCAGCAGAATATTCAGGACTTTCTTTTGCTTTTCCTAACGGAACTTATATGCCTGGTAAAATAGTTGATCCATATATACAGCCTAGTGCCTGGATAATGGTGTACGATATAGATATTACTGTAGGTAGCTTTACTTATCCTACAATTACAGCAGACACCCGCTGGCGTTCTACTGAAAGTCAACCAACAGCAGGAGCAACAACTACTAGCAGTAATCATGTATACTTTGCAATGGAAGGACAGTTTGCACCTAGTAATTCAATAGACTTTACAGACTTTGGCAACCTCGGACAAACAGAAGCCTTTCCAGGTACGATTACACAAGTAGAGTTTACTATCAAAGACACATCAAGTGATGCAACCGATTGGAATGCAGCGTGGGAACATAAAGAAACTAGATTTAGAGTTACACGAGGTGACAGACTAACAAGTGAAGATAGAAACCGTCGAAATAGCGGATCTGTAACAGGTGACATAGACGCATGGACCATCACTGTAGAATACTTAGGAACAGTATAGTAGATAAATACTAAAAAGGAAACAATTATGGAACATTTTGTAAGAGTTGTAATGGAAAAACAAGATGAAATAAATGGAATGATAAATGAAAGTATCTTTCCAGGCATGGAACTTTTAGAATCAGAACAAGGTGCAACTGTAATTCATATTCCTTTAGCAAGAGAATTAACAGAATCTGAAGCAGATGAATATGCTGATAGATTAGTTGCGTTTATGACTGAGTCAGGATATGATGATTTTGATATTGAAATTTCTACTAATGAAGAAATGCTTGATGAAGAAACATATGACGGTAATGACTTCTTCGAAGAGTACGGCGTAATGTGGTACAACGAAGATGAAGAAATGGACGAAGCAGAATATCAAGGCCGTAAAGTAAAACTTGGTAAACCAATGCAGGGCGATGTCAAAAAGTTTAAAGTTTATGTTAGAGATCCAAAGACTAAGAATGTTAAGAAAGTAAACTTTGGTGATCCTAACATGAAGATTAAGAAATCTAATCCTGCTCGTAGACGTTCATTCCGTGCTAGACACAACTGTGATAATCCAGGTCCAAGAACAAAAGCAAGATACTGGAGTTGTAGAAAATGGTAAAGATACTAGAATTTACATCACATCAGGATCAAATGCCTTTTGATGTTGTAGATGATGTTCAACAGTATATGAAAAACGATCCAATGTTTTACCGCAAGGTTTATTATCCAACAATGTGTAAAATGCAGGACGAGTTAAAAAGTCAAAACAATGCTAAAGATTTAATAGGACCTATGGTAGAACTTGCTACTAAAGGTTATGTAGAATGTTACAAAATTAATAAATTACCTGAAGACTTGTTGACAACTGAAGATTATGATGATATAATCAATCGTATATACGAGGATGAAATAGAAGCACTGAGAAAAGGTGATTACTAATGCTACTAAGGGAACTGTTTGAACAATCAGCAAATGGCGTTGTAGCAATTATGCCTGGCGGGTTTCATCCGTTCCATCCTGGACATAAAAGTTTGTATGACTGGGCAGTTAAAGAGTTTGGAAAAGCTAATGTATACGTAGCTGCTACAAACGATACTAGTTCAAGACCATTTCCTTTCGATGTAAAGAAAAAACTTGCTGCAATGGCAGGCGTTCCAGAACAAAGATTTATACAAGTAAAATCACCGTTTAATGCTAAGAGTTATTTAGATATATTAGATGATTCTAAAGCACTAGTGTTTATCCGTAGCGAAAAAGATAAAACATCCCAACCTTTACCTGATCAAATAAAAAAGAATGGCGAACCAGGATACCTAAGAAGTTATAAGAATAAAGATTTAGAACCTAGTGAAGTAGCAGGATACATGGCATATGGTCCAACAATTAACTTCAATTTTTCAGGTATGCAGATAAAAAGTGCAAGCGAACTAAGAGCTACTTGGCCTGAAATGTCAGATGAAGATAAGTTAAAGGCTGCACAACAAATGTATGGTAAGGGTGCCGAAACAGCAGTGCAATTATTAAATCAAGCACTAAGCGAACAGACCGAAGCATCTAAACCCAAGCTAATCAAGCCAAGAGATCCAAATGCACAAACTATGCAAGATTTGCGTAAGAGCGGTGCAATGGGTGCGCACAAAGACAAAAAAAGACTTGCTAAACAAGGATACCAAAAGCATAAAGGTAGAACAGACGAACTTGATGTTTTTAAATCCAAAAGCACAGCACCTAGTATTAAAGAACAGGATCCAAACAAACTTAAGGTATTAGACTGGATTGCTAATAGACAGGATAACAAAGAACACTTCTTAAGTTTTTACCGCAAAGGTGCTGCATGGAGTGGCAAACTTATTTGGATTATGCCAGATCAGGCAAAGAAGTTTATGCGTAAAGTAGAAGATAATGAAGAATATCTACCACAAGTAAAACAGGCATTGACAAATATTGCACAAGCTAGTAAACTGTTTGATAACTTAGGAATAAAATATCAAATCAGGAATGCAGACTAATGGATTTAGATACTTTAAAAAGACTAGCAGGTATAAATGAATTCAAAGGATACTCAGAATATCACATTGACGAAAACCCTTCCGAGACAGCTGCTGAATTAAAAAAGAAAGAAAAAAGATTAAATTTAAAACCAGGAGATAAAGACTGGTTCAAATTATGGTTTTCAAAACCATATATGACAGGAGTTCCTCAATTCAGGGGACGCAAGAAAAAATGAAAATTGAACATTTAGATGAAGCAGTTGGAAGAATAGTAAAAGGTGTTAATACAACACACGATGTTGGTGTTAATCAAACTTCTATCGAAGCAGCTAAGTTTGGAAACAAAGTAGATAAAGACGGAAAGCCTCCTACGCTGAGTAGCAAAGTAAAAGGCAAATCAACAAATGTTCTTTTTAATCTAGGACTTGCAGAAGGGTATAAATTACAACTTGAAAGAGATAAAGAAATGCTTGTCCTTAACATTACTAATACTGATACAGGTAGGCGTACAGAAGTAAGAGGAAAGTTAGGATATGAAAGTGGTAACTATGATCCTAATGATGATTTACATCAGCTATTAGACACAATTGGCAAAAGTGCAAATGTTGCAGAACTAATTAATGGCGAAGTAGTTACTATTAATCCAAAACACCCTGATGCTGAAAAAGCAAAAACAGCAACTGATAAAGCATATCATGAAAATTACTCCGCATATGAACTAGCACTAATGGAAGGTGGACACGAAGTTCCACAACGTCCTCAAAAAAGAATGAGCGCAATAATGCAAGAGCTTGCTGCCTATGACTTATCCGAAGCATTAGGCGAATTAGATCCAAGCACAGAGATTTACGTCGATATGGACGGAGTGCTTGCAGACTTTTTTGGAGAATGGGCAAAAGTTGCAGGTAAGAAAAATTTTAGAGATATTAAAGATCCACAAGCTGCTTTAAAGAAAATTAAAACTGTAGATGATTTTTGGTTGAAACTGCCTATGTTGCCTCAAGCTAAAGAATTGCTTATGTTAATAAAGCAAGTTAAAGGCAGTTATAATATTTGTTCTAGTCCATTAGCAGATGACCCTAGATCAGAGCCACACAAGAAACAATGGATCAAAAAGCATCTTAGTTTCTTCCCTCCAAAAAATATATACATAACTCATAATAAACCACAATATGCAAAAAACGAAAATGGTACTCCTAATATATTAATTGACGACTACGGCGTAAACATAAATGCATGGGAATCTGCAGGCGGTATAGGATTTAAGTACAAAGACCATAAATTCGAACGCACAGCAAAAGCAATTAAACAAGCAGTAGGCGAAAACTTTGCTGACGGTAAGAAAAAAGGCAAAAGCAGACCAGGGCGTGTAAAACGTTCAGGTGCTAGTTGCAACGGTAGTGTTACAGATTTACGAAAGAGAGCTAAGAATAGCTCAGGTGAGAAAGCGAGGATGTATCATTGGTGCGCAAATATGAAGGGCGGGAAGAAAAAGTAGTAGAACTATATCCAGACGGGTATAGCAAAACGTGGAGAGAACACGAAGATAACAGTATAGATGATATTGAATGGGCACACTATGTTGCCAAATTAAAAGAACACGAAGCTCGACGGGCAAGCGCAAATGAACGTGAAGAATATTGGAAAACATATAAAAAGTATAAAAAACAATTACGAAGATTAGATCCAGAAACTGGATGGAACATGGAGGATTTTTAATGAAAATCAATGAACTATTAGCTGAAGAAAAAAAGGACAAATATTGCTCAGATAAATGTTGCGGAGCAGACACAAAGGCCGAAGATTGCAAATGTCCTCCAACTTGTAAGCACTGCAACTGTAATGATCCTACAGTTTCGGAAACAACAGCAGCAGGCGGTGTTGCAAGTGTAGCAATGCCAATTGGAAATATGAAGTCACGGAATCCTAAAAAGAAAAAGAAGAAGGCATAAATACTGTATGAGAAAGTCAGAACTAAATGAAAATCCTTTCAAAAGTGTAGCCAAAGGTTTCGCTAAAGGATTTCAAGCAGGTAAAAAAAGCCCTGATGCTTTAAACAGAGCTGTTGATAAGGCTTTAGATCCTGACACATATGGTGACGACAAACCGCAACCAAAAAAGGCAGAATGGAAACCTATTCCTGTAACTCCTGTAAAAGTTGATCCTAATATACCTATTCCAAAAAGTGTCAAAGAAATTCCTCCAGGCACAGGGTTTAAAGATCCTAAAGGTATTATGTGGCAATGGGCAGGACAAAGTTGGGTTAAGAAAATGCCAGGCGGTTGGCAAGGTGGACAGATAAATAATAATAGTGCATTTAAAATGTACATTGATGCCCTTAAAGATGGCAGAGCATACAAACCAATAAAGCGAGAAAGTGATATGAGCGATACAGATACTACAGAAAGCGGTTTACAGCGTTATACCGGAATAAAAAAATACGGTAAAAAAGGCTTTGAAAAATTACAAAAAGCAGGACGTGATGGTGCAAGCGAAGAAGAAAAGGGTAAAATTAAAGACCAACTTTTAGGTAAGAAAAAAACTAATGAAGGTTTAGGCGATCTCGCTCATCGTGCTGAACAAGATCATGAAGTACAAATGGCTCGTGCAGAACTATACAAAATTGCAAAATATGCAATCAAACTACACGATTTGCTAAAAGGTGTCTCAGAAGCAGAAGGACTCGACGGATGGGTCCAAAGTAAAATTACAAAAGCAGCGAATGACATAGGAAGCGTATATCATCATATGGATTATGAAGAAGCTTCGGAAGCAGCTATGCCCGAAACAAATGCAAAGCCTAAGATCGTTACAAAAGAAACAAACGATCCATATAAAAAGGCACTTCATGCAAAACTCGCAGAATCAAAAAAAAAGTAACAAGCGAACGTAAACTTACAAAAAAAGAAA